TATGTTTTTTAGATGATTCTAACTGATGTTCTAAGCGTATTAATTCTGCTGATAAATCGTCTACTAGGCTCATACTATGTTAGTTTTATGGATAAATTCAAAAAGTTTTTAGCCTTACCTGTGTCCTTTATTTGGTATGTGATTATTACATCTGTAATACTTGGGTCAGCTTCTGTGTGCAATTCTATTTGTTCTTTAATATAAAGAAGTGATTCGTGGCCTATTTTCATTACCCCTTATTTAAAGAATCAAACAATTCTGACATATCAGCTATCGTTTGTTGTATTATTGCTTTTTGCTCTTGTCCTTTGGCGTGTACATTTTCAAAAGACATAAGTTGTCCTAAAATTTCTCCGTACTTGTAAGCGTCCTTGTTTGTCATTTGTTCTGTTTTTAATTAATAAAAATAAAGAAAGAGTTGGCCCAGAGACTTGATTTGATTTCTAAGTAGGTTAAGTTATCTCCACTAGCAGTAGACACCCCCCTTTCAATACTTAAATATACAACGAATATCATTATAAACAAAAAGTTTAATAAGTTTTATTTAGAGAAGTTTATATTTATCACAACAGCACCATTTTCTTCTAGCAAGTACACCTCTTTTAAGAGCTTCTTTTTAGTCCACATTGTAGTGTCAGGACAATACTTTTTTACTGGCTTAGGTAGCTTTAATGTGTTGAGGTAGTAAAGGAAGTTACCTTTAGGGTCAAAGACATAAAATATTTTGATTACGTCCTTGTCTAACCTCATTAAAGCATCATACTTGTCTTTCTCAAGCATCTTCGTGTCATAGTGCTTATTGCGGAATTTCATTTCTATTACGCAATCCAACCCCTTGGGTGTCTTACCTACGGCATCATACCTAGACATACCCTCACCTGACCATTCTAACTGCCAACCGTTAGAGTTAAGAAGTATCACAACCGCCTTTTCCCATTGGTGAACTTTACTTATCCCCATTCCTTGTGTAAGTCCAAATTAGGTTTAAATCTTGAATCCATTTGTTTATGGTTTTCGGGCTACAAGTACAAGGCTTATAATAGGTATGCTTGAAATACCTTGCGTGCAGGTCACAAACCAATTCAAACTCTGTTGGGCTGATAACGTCCTTGTTTTCTGCCACTCGAAACTGCTCCCAATCGTTGTAGTCTGTATCATTGAATTTTGTCATCTTTTTATTTTTAAGTCATTGAGGTTTTTTCTTCTTTTGTCACAGTTACATTTTGTGCCTTTAAAAGAATGATACGTTTCCACTAGCAACTTGATGCCTGTGTACTTGGTTATATAAAAAATAATGTCTCCTAATTTCATTTTGAAAATTTATTTAATTTATTAATTGGTAAAACAGTCGCGTTTGCTCTTTCAAATTTAAACTGGCCAAAATCTTTTCCTTTTGCTACATACTCACCTTGAGTAAAAAATTCTTTACAACCTATCCAACCAAGAACCCAACATTTACTGTAATCTTTTAATATTCTTAGAAAAATATAATAATCAGCTTTTTGTTTGTGAACACCATTTAGGTCGTGAGAGTTAACAGTACATAAATAATTATCTAAAGGCTTGAAATTGCAACTTATAGTTTTTACTTCAAGTTTTTTGTTTTTATTAGAAATCAAATCATAATCAAAAGCATCAATATCATTCTTGATGTTTAAAAACCTCATTACGATGCGCTCTCCAATATAACCTTCTAAAATTCTTTTTTTTTCATAACCAAATTTACTAGGGTTTGAATTTGTAATGTCGTGAAGGTTTTCCAGTTTTTTATAAGCGTATTGAATATCCTTATCTTCTATTAAGTATTCAATCATAACAGCTTTTTTAATTTGGCTTTTACATTCCTGTAAGTGTTGTACAAGATAGAGTAAGATATTTTTGATTGCCTTGACAGCTCCGCAATGCTTTCGCCACCATTAGCTATTTCAAAAACTTTTCTATTCCACCAATGCATTTCAGATAATTCTTTCTCAATTATTTTATATGCTTCTTCGTAGTTTACGTCATTATGAGCGTACTGGCTGTCTCCTAAGTCTTCTATATGTTTTTCTAACTCTATTATAACAATCCCTTTTTGCCTTCTTTTTAAATCGTAAAATAAACTCTTTAAGGTCTTAAAAATATAATAGTAATTTATGTCATCCTCATACATTATATCCAACCCTTTTTCTACTTGTAGTTGTATCTTAATGTACATCTCCTGAGTAATGTCTTCAGCCACCCTTCTAGTACAACCAAATGTTGAAACAATATCAATCCAAGTATTGTGCTTTTTAGCAACTAAAATCATTACTTTTTGGCTCATTTTAAAGGGTCATATAAGTTTTCTACTATAACAGGTAATCCGCGTTCGTTAACTTTAAAGCTAAATGTTTCAAAGGCGTAACCCCTGCTTCTTTTACAATTTACAGTTATCCAATCTTTGTTTACTGTGTTAGCTTCTAACTCTATTTGGCATTCTGTTTTCTTTTCTAAGAAGCTACCTAAGTGGCCAGTCATTTTAGCGGTTCCGTAATTATGATGAATCACACAAATAATGTGGCATTTATACACCGCGCTCCATTGCATTAGTTTTTGAACCGTTGCATTGCTTTCTTCTATATTGTTTACATCACTAACAAGGTCGGCAATACCATCTATGATAACGAGTGAGGGCGTATTTATTTTTTTAGATAGATAGTGTTCAATAAACTCTAAACGCTGCTTATATGAAATAGAACGAAGTCCAAAGGTGTGGTATATGTTTGGGTCAATGGTAGAATCCATATCATAAACTCGTTTGAATACTTTTTGACAATGCCATAACCCCTGCTCAGTATCAAAGTGTACGAGATGCCCTTTGTCCCTATGACCTTTAATGTCTCCACCGTATATGTTTTGGCCGCTTAAATAAACAGAAGCCAATAATGATATAAAGAATGTCTTCTTAGTCTTAGGTGGTGCGCTTACACAACTGAAGTTCCCATATGTTCCTAATGGTATAGGCAATAGTGAATCCCCTTTTGGGTTTTTAATTAGTTTCTCACCAAAGGATAAAGCAACTGGTGGATATTCAATAGGTATTGAAGTGTCAACAAAACAATCATCCTCAATATTTTGCATTAGTATTTCGTGAGGTGTGCGTGTAAATAGTGTGTCTGTCATTATATAAAGGTAAAAAAAAGGGGGTGTAAATTATTAGCCTACACCCCCTTGTAATTATTAAAAAGAAATATTAAAAAGGCAAATCAGAATCATTAAGTTCTGAAGAAACTGCTGTTCTAGCATCTTCTGCTTTTTCTTCTCTTTCGGCTAGTGAAATAGTTCCACTTGTGCCTTGTGCATCTTTAATCCAAACAACTTTTCCGTTGCCTAGATAAGATAATTGCTTACCTGCATCTTTTTCTTCTTTGCTTCTTGCATCTGTTACCGATACATTGTTGCCATATCGTGTTTCGTCATTGATTGAAATGGTAAAATTATACCATACAGCCCCATCCTTTCCTGCTACGAATTTTTCCTTTGGCAGTTTTGCGATGTTGATTGATGCGTTAATGATTGCTCCCATAATTTATTGTATTTATTTAATTATTTTTTAAAACTATCTGATTCATCTTCCCCAAAAACTCCTAACTCGTAAAAACCTGTCAACTTTAAAACGGCTCTACTCATAGCTCTTTTTTCGGCCATCTCGGCTACATACCAACTATTACAGTTTCCTTCTTTAAAGGTATCACCTTTTAATGCACTCCCAAAAGTTTCTATTGACTTTCCTTCTTTGACCGCCTTGGCTTTAAATACTGAGTAATTCGGTTCACACCTTATGACCTCATAATTTATTACTATTTGCTCAACGGCCTGTATCTTATCAATACCCGTTCGGGTTATGATTACATAATGTTGATGTTTAAAAACATCGTCTGCTGTTAAATCGTACTTCTTGTACAATTCTACTAATTTGTTTCTGTCCATCCTATTGTTTGATTAAAGTGAATATTCGCAATATCTCTGTGTAATATTTCAACCTGTGATTCTAAAAAAGAATTGTGTTGTTCAAGGTCTTTTACTTGCTGCCCTTTTTCTAGTTGGTCAACCTTTTTCATTAAGGCTTCAACCCTAAATTTAAGTTCTTGTATTACCTCATCTTTCATTTCGTGTGTAAAGAATTGTCCCATTATCGTATCGCTTCTATAAGTGATTTAACCTTGTCTAGCTTGCGGTAAATGTCCATAAGGTCTACACCGTCCCCATATTTAGTTGCTGCTGTTAGCTGCGCTTCTAGAGCGTTTGCTTGATCTTTTAAATCGTCTCGTTGTGTTTTCATTTGTTCTGTTTTTGTTGTTGTTATTATTATGCTAAAAACTTTTCTACTGCAAAATTAACTCTATAAAAGTCGTTTGCTAGTCTCTGCTTTGCACCTGTGTTTTGATTATATACGTATTCAAAAGACAGACGGTCTGTGGTCTGAGTAATTGAAAACCAATAATATTTGTTACCACGTCCGTAGTTGATTCCATAAAACGTTTCAAATTCATCAACTTCAATAATAAGGTTGATGTTTTTTGCAGTTGCGAACGATTGTAGTTGTGATGTTGTCATTGTGTCTGTGTCTGTGGTTATTACTGATGTAAATATACACAAAAAAATTAATAACTCTACTATTTAAGCAAAAAAAAAGAGGCGGTACAAAACCAACCCCTTTTCCTAGTAATAAAAACAGAACACTCAAATGTAGTGCTTTACATATTGTTAACCAAACTTTGATACTTAAATATCCACTCTTCTAATTCAGGGTTTGTTATCTTAATTGTTTGACTAGCTTTTTGATGTAGCTCAGTTGATGTTCCTTCTCCAAACCTTCTGTCTAGATTCTGACTAAATATAAACTGCTCACCATATTTAAACACATTACATCCTGCACATTGTACTTGACAATTTACCTCATCCCATCTAGTTGAGTAATGTCTTCTAGATTGAAAGTGTCCGTTTTGTAGCTTCTTCCAATGGTCTTGTTTGCCGCAAGTAAAACAGGTAGCTATTTCATTAACTGAATTTACCTGTCTGATATATTGGCTAAATATTGTATCCAGCTTTTTAACCAGCTTTGTTCTTGTAAGTTTTTTAGCCATTGTACAAAAGTGTTTTACCAAGCCTTAAATCTATTTTTTTAATGACCTCATATAAATATTGACTGTTGAACTTTACCGCTTTCTTTTCTTCTATTGTTGAATCTAAACCTAAATTTGTGTATTGTATAGCATCAATTTCTAAAAGCCTGTCTGTTTTTTGTTTATCAGTTAAACGCTTACAATTAAAAGTCTTATCTACTAATTTCTTTGAATACATCATATTTTTTTTGTTTTTAAAATAGAAAAGTAATAACTTCACATTTTTTAAATTATTAGAAAAGTAACAAACTTTAATTATTAGCTTATAAACATATAAACTATTAGAAAATAATATTACTGCAGCTATATACTAATCAAGAACCGCAGCCTTCGCAATCAGGATTGTCAATAGAACAAGCATTTTCATTAGTTTTACTTGTTGTTAAGTCATCAACGAAGTCAGCAAAGCTGTCATTCATTTCGAAATCTTCAGTCATATTATTTGGTTTATTAATTAATTCATCATCCCAGTATAGAAATATCTGAGAACTTTTGTATTTACACACTATTTACCTATTGCTTTAAATTTCTCAACTCCTCTAGAGCCAAAGTAAGCAACATATACGGTAATTAATAGTGATTTAAGTAAATCTATCCATTCGTTTTTTACTCCAAAGTCTATATATAAAGAATCTAGCATAATAAAAAACACCATTGAAGCTGTAAGAAATATTAAGGTAAGAGGTCTAGTATTTTTAGACAGCCAAGAGTCGGACTTCATATCTGAATCCCATCTTTTGCTAATTTCCTGCATTTCTATTACATCCATTTTAAGAAGTTCTAAGGCTACTTCTTTGTCTTTAGGGGGTAACACGCTATCCTTAACAATAAGGTCTTTAATAAGGCTAAAAACACCTGCATCTGGTATTATATTACCCAGTACGTCAAGTATCTTAGGAGAGGCAGTCTTTAGGAATATACCTGCTTTAGTATCTGCAAACTTTTTTTTTTGCATTACTTCTTTTTATTAAGCAAATACCACTTTTGAAGTGTATATAAAATAGTGATTGACAAAAGAACCACTTTTAAGGCTACATCTATGCTACTCATTGAAATTCCAAAGCTACCTGCATTTATAGCTAGTGTTTGATAGTCGTGTTTCATTTCTTGTCAATTTGTTCTAACTTCTTTGATGCCCAATTAATACCACTTGTTCCACCCCATCCTAACCAAGCTACGTAGCCTTTGTCTTTCCAAGGGGTATCTTTAAATTCTGCGCTTACCTCAGCATTTTTTTGATGTCTCCTAAAAGCTGACATCCTCGCTATGGTTTCGCGGCTTATGTTCTCACGCTTTGCCAGTTGGTTAGCTCTAACCCATCCAACTCTGGTCATACCTTTAACTTCATCACCATATTTATCTCGCCACCTTAACACCTTTTTAGCGTTATTAGAAACGCTTTGAGGATAGTCATTATATGTTTTAAGGTTTAACATCTTACCCTGAAAGGAACGGTAACAAATAGCTATCGCTTGTGATTTATCGTGGTACTGCATCATTTGCGGTACACAGCGAATCATATAAGAGCTTTGTTTTTCTCCAGTCTTTTTGTTTGGTATAGGCATTTTAGCAGTTTTTACAAGGTGACCAAGTGTGATAAACCCCTGCTCTTTTTGTTACTAATACCTGACCTCTGTTTTCTGCCTCGTTTACATAAGAAACGTGAAGCCATTTTGGTTCAGCTCCGTATTCCCATATCAACTGGTCAAAAGGTAGGTTGTCTTTTATGTAATGAAATATCTCAAGATTAGTCTTACCACCCATTGAAGTAATATCAAAAGCCTGACCTTTCATATGTGAAGAGCGTGGCGCGCCTTTTAAGGCACTATTTAATTCTAAAGACCTAAACATACTATTGACCCTTATGGGTGCTTCTACCCACTCCCTAAGCGGTTCAAATACCTTCTCAGCTAGTAACTCCATATTCTCGATATCCTCAGAACTTGGTTTGTTAGCTATCTTGTATTGTTTAGCGTAGTTGGAGTGAGTAGCTTCTTTGTACGTTATGTGTTTACTTATCTTTTTCATCTTCTGAAATTAATTTATAAGAACCGTCTTCAAGATTTATGTCTATTTTACCATAAAGGGCTTCAATAGCATTATTAGAATCTATCTGCTCATTAAGTAAGTTGGTGTACATATGCGCTAAAGCGTGTTTCTGTATCTCTAACAAACCTAAATCGTGCAGGATAGCTCCCTTTTTTGTTTCTTGAGCTTTTAACTCTTGCAATTCACCTTTTGTAATCTTTGACATAATATTATATTTTAGTCAAATGTATTAAATTTACTCGAGTGGTTCAGGTGGGGTACAGTATAGGCTTTCAGGAAACAAATCACAGTATTTCGCCTCGTATTCGTTTCTAGAACTTGAAGAGCCATAAGTATGAATCCCCATTGGTGTAGGCCATACTATAAAGCTATCCCAAGAAACATCTGCCTCGTTGCCCCAATACACATCTACTGCGTATTTCTCTGATAACACAGGTGCAGTTATCTGCTCGAACTCGTTATCAAATGTTGGGGGTGTTACCACTAGATAACCTAGCTTGGTTACTAAATGCTCGTGAGTAGGGTTGCCCTCTTCATCGGTTGGTAATAATGCGATGGCGGCATCTGCTGCGGCTTCGTTTACAAATTCGTACTTTCTTGTTAGTCGTGTCATATTATATTGTTGTTAGAGTTGCAAGTTCTGCATCAGATAAACCGCTGTTGAATTTCAAAATCTGTTGGTACTTAGAACCAAAGATATCGCCTTGAGCATCTTGAAGGGATTGAGTAAGGTCAATGGTGTCCCAATTTATCACCTTTGCATCTGCTCCGCTTGGTAATGTTATTTCTGTTTTCTTTACACCATTAGCGTAAATAATACCTTTATTTCCTCTTTTTACTATAGCAAACTTTGAATCGGTTTGGTTATTAAAAATCTGTCCAAAAGAAGTATTCGCAGTCCCATCATAATAGTAAAGTGAATTAGCGTAAATGTGGTAACTTCCTCCCGAATCATAGGCGCCTCCCGTTGCACTAAAAACAAATTGAACCTGGTCATAACTTCCCCCCGTAGTTCCGTTTATTAAACAAAAGTCTTTAGCTTCAAAGAATATGGTAAAGTCAGTTGAAGTAGCAACAGTTGAATTAACACACGAATCTTTTGCGCGAGTTACAGAAACCCCATAGGAAGGTATGTAGGATGTTGGGTAGCTTCCTGTTTCAAGTTGAGCTCCGAAGACATTGATTCCAGATGTGCCATCTCCTGCAAATTCATTATTTATAGAACTTAATGCACCACCTAATGACGCTCCAAATAAAGCGATAACTGCTCCACTACTATGGTTGGAAGAAATACTACAACGATACCATCCATTGCTATAATCTTCAATAAGATAATTGGTTTGTGATGGTGTACCAAATATTATCTCATCTACAAATGTACCATTAGACAAGTTGAATTTAACACCATATCTTTCCGAACCACCATCGGTACGAATAACCATAAATATATGATTATATGTGTCTGCCTTTGCAAAAATAGTCTGCGTGTAATTACCGCTTGATTGGGAGTTAAAAACTTGACCAAACCAATGGAATGTGTTTGATGTATTTGGAACTACTTTACTTGCATTAACTAATCCTTGGGGAGATGTCGCAGCATTTGATGTAATTGTTGAGTTAGATACATCGGGTGAACCATTTACATACTCCGATTGACTTATTAAATTCGTCCTACTCGGTTCAAGTAAAATACTCGGACAAGTAACCCCACCGCTATAATCTAATCTCGGTAAGTCCTCTAATATGCCAGCTGTTTTCGTTGTCGTTATTGTTCCAATATATTCGGTGGCCACCAATCCTTGCTCTAGTTGGACATCTTGGATAAAAATATTATCTCCTGCGATAGAAGTAAGTACACCACCTTCGTTTGAAATTGAAATAACTACCTGATTAATTGTTTCTTTTTGTGTTAGTGAACAACGATACCAACCATTGCCTACGTTTTCCATCTTAGATGTGATTAAGTCAGGACTAGGGCTAGGGTCAGAATAAATTGTACCATTACTTAGATTGAAGTAAACGCTTATCAAAACAGGAAGAAAAGCGACAGTAGACACAAGAAAATCTCCCGTTCCTGCTTTAGCATAAACACTAAAAGTATTCACGCCACTCTGAGTTCCAATTGGGTAAGCTACAGGTTGCAATCCTCCAGTTACACCGCTTGAAAGTGCTTCAATTAAAGTAGCATTATTTAAGCCATCATAACCACTTTGGTTAAATGTACGGTCTGAATTAATTGTAAACCAAGATTGAAAAGAATTACTAGCAGGTATTAGATTTTCGCGCCCCTTCTCAATAAAACCATTAGGGGCTACCCTTGTAGCAGCAAGATTTGAACCCCTACTAAAAGCAAAAGCCCCCTCACTTGTTAATGGCCTGTAAGATTGTATAGCCCCATCCTTATAAGCAGGGGAGACTGGCAGTATTAAAGTTGCTTTGTTGTATAAACTCATTATGATAAACTTTTTAGAGCAGCTATGCTATTATTCGTACAATCTTGTGATTCCCACGTAAAGCCAAAGGTTATTGCAAAGTCATTGTAACTTTTATATGGATTAGTTAAGTCTGATAATTCTCCATTAGATAAAGCAGAGTTGAAAGTAAGGACTTCTTTTACCTTGCCGTAGAAATTATTAGCCCTATTACCTTGGTCAAAACTAAACTCATTAAGTCCTACGGGAGTGGTTCCGCTTGTATCTGTTCCAACAATCACCCCGTTTACATACAAAGCAAAATCATTCGCTTTATACTTAAATGCAATTTTTGCAAATTGTGTTTCATCGCTTAAAACAAAACTTATATTTGCTTGAGTTGTATCATTGTTTTTTGCTACGCCCGAAATCTCATTACTTGTGGGTTTGTATTGAATGTAAATCCTCTCGTCTCTTGTTCCGTTACTTATGGATAAAATACGAAATGTTCCGTCATCCGCCAAAGCCGCCAATTCCGCATACAACACCCCTTCATTAGAGTTAAAAGTTGATGCACTACCTGCACCAACGCAGACATCTGACGCACGAGTTTGAGAAGTCCCATAGGTGGGTATGTAACTTGTAGCGTAGGTTCCGAGTTCAAGTTGAGCGCCGTATAAGAAAAATCTGTTTCCAAGGTCACCTACAAGTGGTGAATTAAAGGACATACCTACAAATTTAACCCCACTTTTACCCAAACCTGAAGTTGTTATTAGCTTTGCGCTTATACGATACCATCCATTACCATAATTCTCTATTTTTGCACCTGAGAATTGAGTACCAGTATAACTATCAAATGTGCCGTTATTTATATTGAATTTAGCAAAACTATTTCCAACATCACTTTGAAACCAACCCATACCAAAATAATCTCCTATGTCACTCTTGACGAAAATACTTACAGCATATACTAAAGAAACATTAGCATTATTTTCAATTCTAGGTTGGTTTGTTGAAGTAACTTGAAACAATGATGCATTATTAACACCTTCAGGAGACAATCCTTGATTATTGGTTATTGTTGCACCTGATTTACTAAAATCAAATAAGCCCTCACTATCGGGAAATTCATTGCCCCTACTAGGTTCTAAAAGCAAAGTTGAGCAACTTACCCCGTTGGAATAGTTAAAGCGTGGGGTGTCCTCTAATATTCCTGCCGTTCCCGTTGTTGTTGTAGTTGGAATGTAGTCAGTAGCAACCAAGCCTTCCTCATATTGAGCATTCCAAACAAAAATACCAATAACATTATCACCTATGTAATCATCAACACCTGCATTTACCCTAATAATTTCGTTGGCGGATGCGTTGGTTTTTGTAATAGATAACCTATACCAATCATTTGAAAGTGATACCGATGACGCAATTATACCCGATGCAATTGAAGATAAATTCCCATTTGTCAAATCAATAAAACAACCACTTGCACCAATCCTTACCCAAGAAGATGTAATTTCCGATTGTTTTAAATAAACTGAAAAAGTTTTTACCCCCGCTGAACTTGTAGTGCCTTGGTCTATTCTATGTTGAGTGTTGGCGGTATTCGCTACTATTTTGCTTGCGGTTAAAGTTCCATCTGGCGCAGTTGTGGCGTTTGGTGTTACACTTGTGTTGACAGCCCCCCAAGGCGCTGTATCAAAGTTGTTACTCTGCTTTGCTAAATTCTCTCTCCCTTTCTCAATAAGATATGACGCATTTACACGAGTAGCGGAAAGGTTTGAACCTCTGCTAAAATCAAAGTCACCATCTACTAAAACCTCTTTTATTGATACATTGCCTATT